AAAATTGCGATTAGTTGCATGTGAAGACAGATACGCGAGTTCTCTTCCCATGCCATCAGACATGGGCTGTATATAAAGAATCGAAAGAGATTATTCTGTATAATCCGCAAAACGAAATGTTAGCGTTTTGCAAAACGAAATGTTCAATTCGCAAAACGAAGCGTATATTTTTAAGAGTCCCCTCCTACACAAAGTTATAATCATATTATAATGACGTTAGGAGGGGATTATTATATTAACGAGGAGGAATAAAACTACAGGTTCTTATACTCCGCAGCAGCATCGAAGCAGGGACACATCTTTTTCCACTTGTTTTTATCCGGTCCCCAGATGTCGCGGTGGCCAAGGATCTGAGCGGAAGGAAATATTTTGTGTAATTTACGCAGGAGATCAACAAGTACCTCCTTCTGCTCTACTGTACGATTATCGACAGGATTCCCGTGAGAATCGACGCCCCCGATATAGGCAACATTAACAGCGGTGCTGTTATAACCCTGCACTCCGTTGCTCACCTGCTCGATAGGTAGGAGTTGATGAAAACCTCCGTCAGGGGAGATTACATAATGATAACCGGGAGACTTCCAGCCTTTTCTGCGGAACTCTGCCTTCAGATCATCTATAGACTGACTCTGCGAGCCAGCCGTACAGTGCACAAAAATTCTTTCAATTTTTCTCATAATTATGTATTAAATAATTTGTCTTAACATTCAATGTCTTGTTTTATCAGTGTGAAGTCGTTACCTTTTACGATTTTCTTCATATAGCTATATGTTTTAATTAGTACTGTCTGTTAATTATTCTCGCCAAATATGGCTGTGTAAAACCTTCGAGTGTGTAAGATTTGTTCGGGTCATACGTCAGCAGGAAGTCGCAAGCATCGCCTTCTGTCATATCAAAATCAGCCCAATAGCCACCGTTCCAGTGTGTAATAAGCGGGAGGTCTTTAATGTTCCATTGCGCCACATTTGCGCCGTCTTTTGTTGTGCATCTTCCTCTCATGGCGATGGACTCGCTGCCAATATCCATCACGATTGTAAGCCTTACGCAGAACTTGTCATCGACATGCTGCGAACCGAACAGTATCTGCTTGATCGTCCCGAGAGTGGGCAGCGAAAGCGCAAGATACTTCTTCGAGCTGACTATCAGGGTAAGCGAATCTATTTTCTGCACTTCGTTATAAGTAGTTCCTCTCAACAAACCTGTATTATCAAGGAATACATTCTTGGTAGTCATATTTATCACCGTGTACTTATATCCGTATACTCCACCGTTGACCGATACGTCACCAATACCGCGCAGCGCATAGTTCTGCACGCCGTTCTTCGCTTCCGCAAAGTAGCACACGTTGCTATGGTAGCCGTCAGTTGTACCGATGGCATCTACCCTCATCTTCGCACTGAGGTAAGTTCCAGGGCCAGGAACAGCGAGGGTCTGGTCCGTGTCGATGAATATAGCACTCCGTCCCTCTGCCTTGATCAGCTGGAAACGAGTATCTGTCAACATCATGCAGTCTTCCTTGAATAAAGCACCACTCGACAGACCTTCGCCCGTTATCTCGAACCGTCCGAACTTCTTTCGTGTACCACTGTCCTCATCTACGTAATATCTCACACCGAAAGCACCCTTGTCGGCATACATGTAGCCATCCTTAGAGACACGGAACGGAGAGTCGGCGGCTGTCGACGAACCTACCCAGAGAGGATATTGCTTTCCGTCTTCATCCTTTGCCTCGTCTATGTCGTAGTTTCCGAAATGAGCAAGGGTGTTTTGGTTATTTTTATCCTTTGCCCATACATGGTGCACATTGATAGTATTTGCATCTATCAAGTCGGCATTGAGCTTTCCGTCGGTGAACATTGCGGCCGTCTTGCCGTTGTTCTTCACCTTCACCTTGTCGCCATACAGCTCCACACCATCTGCTGTAATATTTAAGCCCGCAGCCTTGGCTGTCGCCTTGTCGATGAGGTCGGTCTTCTTCTCTGTGTACTCTGTCATCAGAGCACCTTCCTCCAACTTCGGCTTAGCCACCCATGCCTCACAGCCGTCCACAGCTCGCAGCATGACACTCTGAGGAAGCACCGTGTCGCCATTGCCCGTATAAGGGTCTATACGCCAGTGCACCCAGTATCGTTGCCATTCGCTCGTCAGAGTGAAGTTTGATGCTCCGTCCGCCACATTCTCCGTCACTTTTCCCTGGCTGTTCTCTGCGTAGATATTCACGTGAACGCTGTCCTTGTACAGGTGTGTTCTCAGAGTTCCGCTTCCCTTCGCAAGGAACGAGAATACATAATTCTTCCTCAGCTCGAAGTTAAGAATCCTTCCGTTCTCTCCGTTGAATCTCAGGAAGTCACACATATTATTGTTACTGCTGTCTGCCTTTCCGTGAACTACGGCATACGCACCCTCGTAGGTGTCCTGTGCCACCTCATTGGCCGTATAAAGGTTGCTCAACTGTCCGCTCGCAACAAGCGTCCTCGTGTCGTCGAGCATATTGCCACCAAGGTAGTCGTAGTCCGTTTCCGCAGGAGTCCAGCCTGTGTACTCGCTCCCCTCCTCAAGCATTGGCATACATATCCATCCGTTGCCCGAGGCAGTATAACCAAAGGTTCCGTCCACGGTTATGCCATTGTAGACAAAGATATTCACCTCAATAAACTCTGCGTTGCCCGTATTGAAGGTGTAGTTCACCTGTCTCCACTGGTTCACCTCGTTCTCCTTCGTCTGCCACCGCATGTAGCCGCTTGTTGCAAGAATATTCTCCCCTCTATCGCCATTCAGCGCAGCCATCTTGTGCACTTCCGAACGAACCTGTAAGTCCTTCGTGTCGCACTTTATCCATGCCGAGAAAGTGTAGTCGGTGTTCTTCTTCACAGCGATGCCGTTGACGCTGTGTTGTCCCCAGAAAAGTCCTTTGTACTGAGGCTTTCCGTCACCCGTCACCGAGAAGCGGATGGCATTATGGCCATTCATACCCTGTGTTATCGTAGGCTGGAAGAGGCCGTCCGAATAATATATATCACCCTTCCTTGTCAGCGCCGTATCTCGCAGTAGGTTATGCCGTCCTTGCTGGCTCTGAGTCACACTGAGAGTAATCTCCTTTGCCGTCTGCTTGATAGTAGATGTGTAGGCGTTGAGAACGGTAGGATTGCTTTTTTTGAGGTCGTTCTCCAATTCCTTAAATTGCGACTGATACTGCTTTGCCGTAACCTTTACACTACCCATATACTTCGACACGTTTACCGAGAATGGAACTTGCGCAAAATAGACAACACCAGCGTAAACAAATTGTGCGACCGCATAGCCTGATGTTGCAGAAACCTGTCCTTGATTTACACCATCAATAACCACGTCGTTCTTTGCAATATTACTGCCTAATACAGATACTTTGATATATCCATCCTTCTGTATTGCACCACATTTGCAATTTACACACAAATTGTCCCTTGAGCTAATATTGCTGCATTCATTAGAGATATTCAGGTTACCCTTCATTATCTTTACCTTCGCAGCCTTTGATATGTTAACAGGTACAATTCCACTATCATCTGTGTCAAAAACGAGCGGAGCATCTTCTACAAGGATAGAGATAGCATCCTCTCCGTCTGTTCCTTTTGCTCCATCTTCTCCTTTATCGCCCTGCGGTCCCTGTGCGCCCGTTTCGCCCTGCGCACCTGTTTCTCCTTTAGGCCCTTGTGGTCCTTCGTCACCTCTATCTCCCTTTTCGCCTTTGTCACCTTTGTCGCCTTTCTCTCCCGACAGCACTTTCTGCCAGTCGCTGCTTGCGTCCGAAGGCTCTTGACTTGTTCCGTTCTCGTTTATACAAGTCCACAGGGCGTTGTTGTGGTTCACTTGGTCGTAGTAGGCATAGCTTCCTTCTTTCCACTCGCCTCTGTAGTTCACCATGTGCATGGCATCACCAGTCGAAGATACCCACTCAAAGATACCGCTATTAAGCCTTATCCTATCAGGCGAGAACACGAATACCTCCTTGCCCTCATGCGTATATGAGCTAACGCCACGCAGACCCACTATGCGAGGTGTACCATTGCCAGTACTCTCAAGCATTAATACTCCTTGGCGTGTTGCATCCTCACTGGCACCATCGAGCACGATGGTGTCGCCAGCTGCAGGCGTATCGCTGCCCGCCATGCAGTCAGTAGCCGACAATGTCACCCAGTCAAACAGTCTACCACCATACAGCGCCGTACCGTCCGCAGTCTTGATGGTCACAGGCTGAGTACTCACCTCTGTCACCAGTCGCCAGTAGCTCTTATTGCTCACACCCTCGTGTTTCCCTTCGAGGATATTGAAGCTTTGACAGCGTGCCTGGTCTTTCACGCGCCACAGGTTTTGCGTCGCCGTACTGCCATCATCTGCCAAGAGATAACACTTCCAGCCTGTCACAACACCCGATACGGAGTATTGCTCTTCCACGTGCACAATTTTCGAGCCTGCGCCCGAAAGATAGACGTTACCACCAGCATAACTCAACTTGCGTATCTCGAGCTCGTGGAAGATAGCCTTACACCACACCTCCAGCTCGCTCAGCGACAGGCGATAGCCGCCGTTCTCTGTGCGCACAAGTCCGAATCCCTGCTGCGTATCCTCATCGTAGTTAGCCGAGCGCACATCGTCGGTCTCGATACCTCCAAGTGCCTTTAACTTCTTCAGTATCGTCACCACATCGGCAAAGAGAGCTGCAGCCTCGAAGTTCACATCTTTCTTAAACCCCACCTTCCCCTTGAAGGTCTCGTCCTGATCCTTGCGTGCGAAGTGATCGAGCGCCTCTGCCGAGAGGTCCACTTCGCCAGCCTTCGTGGCATAACCTGCAGTACCGGCATGTCCTGCCTGCTCTGCATACTGTGCACTGCCTGCCTCCTTAGCCTTGTCTGCCTCAGTCGCACGCCCAGCCTTGCTGGCATATTCGGCTTCTGTCGCAATACCTTGCAGGCGGGTCGCCCTGGTTGTACTGCCGCCCGATGCGCCCGTGTTCTTAGGCTTGGTGTATATCTTCGTTTTAATCATATTCTAACACGATTTGAATGTTGTTCTAAACTTTTTCTAAAGCAATAAGCCTCTTTTTACTTTTTTACCTTTAAAAGCAAGAAGGCCCTTTTTACTTTTTTACCTTTTTACCTTTCAATCGGTCTCTTTCATCGTCACCTGTGCGGTGCCTTCTGTCAGATTACGACTGATGCCCTGCACGGCGAAGGTCTTGCCGATGGCAGGATGCCGATAGAGGTTGAACAGCGACACCGTGCTGCCTTCATCCATGAAGTTCTGTTCCATCAGCACCTTCGGCTCGTGCCATTCCTCCCAGTAGTCGTTCACGTAGTGCTGTTCCGGCTTCGCCTGTTCCTGTGTCCGCCTGTTGTATATCGAGAGCAGCGGTGTCGAAGTAGCCGTACATAGCGGAGAAGAGAGGAACACGCTGTTGCCCACGCCCAGTTTCTTGCAGTCCGCGGCTGTCAGCGCGGTCGTGATTTTGAACTCCAGGTCATCCTTCTTGTTGACGAAGGCCTCCTGCGTGTCGCTCATATACACGATGTCGCTGTCGCCAGCTGGCACCTCAGCCTTTCCGTTGTCGCTCACCACCTTCACCTCGAACTTCTCCACCATGATCGACGAGGTGTGTGCCAGGAGTGGCACGCTGCGGGTCGACCATTTCGTGTGCCGCCAAAACGATGGGTGCCTCCTCACGATCTCCTCCCATGTAATGTTCACAGGACCGAGGATGATGAATTTCACCTGTCCGCTCACCTTGTCCTCATACCTCACAGGGATGGCAGTGCCTTCTGCGTCTATACCGTCGTAGTACCACACGTTATTCTGTACGTCGAATACCGTACCCACCATCTTGTCGCCTATTTTCGGGTCTACACCGATGGTGAAACTCTGTGCGTAGTATTCATCATCACCGCCGCACTCGGCCTTGGTCTTGTACTTCTGCCACACGTAGTCCTGCTTCTCGCCGTTGCCGGTACCGGCCGTGTCCGTGCCGAGCTTCTCGCCAGGAGCCTTCTCCACCACGCACTTGTCGCCCACGATGAGCATACACGCCAGGATGGGCACCTTCGACAGCTTGTCTGTGCGGTCGCCATACGCACTGTACTGATACTCATACTCCTGCGGACCTTCTGCCGTGTAGGGTATGAAGCCTGGGTTTCCCTCTATGTCGGGTCCCTTGTTCCAGGCGCTGCCCGTTATCGCTGTCGCCTCCTCGTGCCAGTGCTTGCGGGTGTAGTATCTGCCGTCGCTGTTGTTGCGGCTCGGCACCGTCTTGTGCCAATAATAGGGGAACATCTGCGGATGTTCCTGCTCGTACAGGAATCTGTTGTAGAGTGTCGTACAGTAGTCCGTCATCTTCATCAGCGGGTTCAGCACCATCTTGCCCGATATCACTATATAGTTGGTCACCATCGGGTCGGCAGGCGACAGCACACCGCCCGCCACGTTGCCCGTATATTCCGCACAGGGTATGGCGTTCTTGATGTCGTCTGCCGACGGCCGGTACTCACCCTCCGTGTCCTTGCCGTTGCCGTTGGTCGTTATCACCATGTAGTCGGTCATACTGATGCTTGCCGTGGGCGAGTTGTCCGAGCCGTCGCCTCTCTTCTGCACCTTACCCGTGCTCACTATCAGCGCCGCACACATCATCTTGCCCAGCATGTCTATCAGCTGCGTCTGGTCTGTTCCGCTTGTCAGCTCCAGCATGTTCCTGCCGTCGGGCGCATAGAAGGTCCATCGGGGATGATTCTTCACCAGTGCGAACCAGTCGGTCACCTTCGCACCGTCGTAAGTTGTCTTACCCTCGTTCGTCACCATCTCCTCGATGCCGTCATACGCAGCCCAGCCCTCGCCGTCGGCACTATACTCCGTCAGCAGCAGCTGGCGCTTGCCGTACACACTCTCCAAGGAGTCGCTGTCCAGCGGGTCGTCCACCAGTTCCTCTGTCTTCGTCACGCTCGCCGTCAGTAGCAGCTGGTTGTAGGTCTCGCCGATGCTTATTTGTGTGTCGCAGTCTGCCACGATGGCCGTCTCCACCGTTACCTTCTCCGGCGTGGTCTGCACGGCTGTCGTACCGTTTTCTATATTGCACCATGCCGTAGTCTCACCAGCCCTTATCGTCTCCCAGCTGAAGATATACATCCTCCAGCCGTCCTGCACGATATGCAGGTTGAGATAGCGCAGCACCTCGCTCAGCACATCCTCCTGTGTCCACACGTCGTCCTCCTCGTCGCCAAGAAAGAGCAGCTCGCTGATGCTTAGGTCGTTCAGGATGGAGTAGTGGCGGGCGTTGGTAGCGTCGATAGCCTTCGACCCGTCGTACAGCACGGCCGTCTTTCTGCCGCCCGATATATCCAGGTTCTCCGTCACCCCCGTCAGTATCTCGCTCACGATGTCATGGAAGCTGCGCTGGCTGGCCTGCAGCTTCACGTTCTCATACGACGAGCCTGCGGTGCCCACGTTCCGATAGGTGCTGTATTGTAGTGCACCCAGTGCGTCCACACACGTCAGCTCCACCTCGTCCCACACCTCATTGTAGCCTTGTGAGAACGCCTGAGGCTCCACGTAGCCGGCAAACACACAGCGACCGCCCTCATAGATGTTCACCACCGCGTCGCGGCACGACGAGCAGAAGAAGTCAGCCACGTAGTTGCGGCACAGCAGCCTCACGCTCGCCTGACTCATCAGCAGCACGTCGAAGCTGTCGTTCACCTGCGTACTCGTCTCCACGGGGTCCTCGCTCCAGCTGATGTCACTTCCCTCGCCACCTATCTCCACCTCCTTCGTGCGGTCGCCGTGGGTCAGTATCTCCACCTTCACCTCCACGTCTCTCTCGTTACAGTAATTTCCGTGTATATACATATCTGCTTTTTTACTTTTTTACCTTTCAATCAGCAAGAAGGCTCTTTTTACCTTTTTACTTTTTTACCTTTCAATCAGATTTTGATGTTCGACCGACGGCGCATCTGGCGGGTCTCGTTGGCGGTCACCAGCACGATGTCCCTGCCTCTTATCTTGCCCACCACACTGCCAGCCTTCACGCCGCCTGCGCCTCCTGCCATCAGTCTCGTCAGCACGTCCGTGTTTACCGTCGGCTGCATCCTGCCGTTGGCGATGGCGAAGAGTTGTGCCTGCTGGGCGGCGTTCAGTATCATCTCGCCCGAGTTCACACGAGCCAGTACTCGGTCGCCGCTCTTGCTGTTGCCGCCCACGATACCACCTGTGGCAAACTGGCTGATCGTCGCCACCATGCTCACAAGCTGTGCTGTACCCGATATTCCGAAGGCTAACCATGTTATCCAGCTCTGCTTCGCCGCATCGGTCATCGCTGTGGCCAACGACAGGGCTAATTGTCCGATGGCTGCCATCACCAGTCCTGCCTTGGCTGCGGCCGAGTCACTGCCCAACTGCTGCATGGCGCCGCCCAGAGCCTGACAGGCAGTGCCGGCTGCAGCGAAGCCCTTAGCGGTAGGATCGACTATGCCCTGGATATCTGTCATCGCCTTCCTTACGCCCTCAAAGTTGCCCAGATCTACATTGCCTAAGCCCTTGATTTTTTCGAAGTCTTCCATCTTCTGCGTCAACTCCTCCAAGCGTTTGGGGTCGGCCTGCACCTGCAGAGGGTGCTCCTTCAGATACTTCTGCATGTCGTCGAACGACTCCTGCAGCTGCTCTGCCATGGGTTTGATGTTTTTCTTCACCTCTATGGGTGGCGGAACCTCCACGCCTATGCGTACCTTCAGGAAGTAGAGTTCGCGCTGTAGCGCCTCCATCTCATTGTTGAGCGACTTGGCGGTTGCCTCGTTGGCAGTGGCGTAAAGCTGTCTCTTTTTCTCGTCAATGGCCTTTGTATACCAGTCGATACTTCCCTTCAGTGGGTCGTCTTTCTTGTCGGTCACGGACGGGGTATGGTTGGTAGTTCCGCCACTTCCGACTCTGCCACCTGTGCCACCTGTGCCGGAAGTTATTTTGCCCGCATCTATCCACCCGTTGCTATTGGCAGCTGAAGCCATTTGCTTCTTCGTGTCTTCTATCTGCTTAGATAGATTATTAATGGAATTATCAATCTTGGCCACTTGTTTGTCGCCCGAAACGTTGGTGCCATTATATCGCTCTGCACCCACCTTAGTGAACCGCCACTGCCCGTCATTACCAACTCTTCCGTATCTTTCGCTTCGCCAGCTTTCAGGCACAACATCCCCTTCCTTAGCATGTCTTCCGCCTTTTTTGGCATCATTAGCTATATTCTGTACAACCTTGTTTTTCTGCTCTACAAGGCCAATCTGCTTCTGATACAGTTCGGTCAACTTGGCAGCATAGGCGGCAGCCTGCGCTCTTCGGGTAAAGGCTTCTACCACGGCACCCGTATTCTTCCGAAATATGTTTTCTGCATCAGCCACTCCGTTTACCTTGATCTTCAACTCAGCAAAGGCCGACTGATTGTTTTTTATCCATGCGGTTTTTTCATGCTCACTGCGCAGGTTCTTCCAGCCATCTTTCAGCTGTTCGTATTTCATAATCAGATTGGCATAAGTACTCTTTAGTGTGCTGTCGTAGGCACTCTGTATATTATCGGCAGCTTTGGCTTCTTCGCTCGCCATATTTTTTGCACTCTCCGCAGCCTGAGTATTGCTATCTATGAGATGCCCGATAATTTCAGTAAGTGCCACAATAGCGATACCTACACCTGTAGATATCATCAAACTACGTATTGCGAGTCTTAAAGTCTCAGTACTCACAGCTGCCCCTCGCATGGTGGCAGAACATACTTCTACAATAGGGGAAAACATCGCTATCGATGTTCTCGCCAGCTTGGATATCACTGCCAAGATATTAAACGTCTTCGATAATGACACTACAGAAGTCGCACACATAGCCATCTGTGCGGATATACTGATATAAGGCAGCACGTTGCCGATAGACTTCTGCAGTGTGTCAGAATATTCTCCCAACTTATTATTGAGCATCTGCAAAGTTGAACTTCCCGTGTGTGCCACGGTATCAAATGCATTATCAATAGTTCCTGCGCTGTCCTTCATACTGCTCACGTTTTCGCTGAATTTATCCGACAGGTTACCCATCAGCGGCGTGAGGGCGCGCAGACTCTCTGCGCTTCCGAAAAGTTTGCCGTACACCTCCTGCTCCAGAACTCCACTCGATTTCGAGTACTCCTGCACACTCTTTCCGAGTTGCTGAAGGAACTGTTCCATGCCGCCTGCAGCCTTGATGGCGGCTGCGTCAAACTGAATACCCATCTGCTGAGCCATCTCTGCAGCCTCGCTCGATGGCTTGATCAGAGCGGTAAAAATAGCCGCCAACTGAGTGCTCACCTCGGCAGTATCACCGCTCACGCTCGTCAGTGTGCTGAAGGTCGCCATCAGCTCGTCCACACTCACGCCAAGGGTGGCTGCCTGAGAGGTGACGCGTGGCAAGGCTTGCGCCAACTGCTCAAAGCTCGTAACACCATTCTTGGCTGTGAGCTGTATCTTATCCTGAATGGAGCCTGCAGCCTCCCAGTCTAATCCATAGTTCTTGATGATAGTGGAGGTCACCTTCACCGTTTCCTCAAGGTTTGCAATACCAGCCACAGAGGCACGCGCCGACTTATTAAGGAACGTTATCCAGTTATTCTCTGGCACACCATTGGAAATAACCTGATAAAGACCATTTGCCAACTTGTCTCGGGCAACAGGAACCTCGTGAGAGAGTTCAGCCACCTGGTCTTTCAACTTGGTAAATTCCTCACCGCTCTTTCCTGCCATGGTGTTGGCAGCCGCCATGGCACCATCGAAGCTGCGGCTTTCAGCGGTAATATCATTTAGTACAGACGAGAGTTGTCCGATAGCATTGGAGACATTGTTCCATTTCTCCACTATCTGATTGGTATTGATGAGCTGCTCTTGCAGCGCACCGGCAGCCCCCTTTGCGCTGTCAGCAACACGGCGCAGATTATCGACAGCCGTAGTAGCCGTCACAACCTTTTCCTTGCCGTCAATATTGAGCCGAATGTTAAATCTTACCTCGTTGGCCATACTTTTTGCTTTATAATTTTGATTATTCGATTCTTTTTACTATATTTGCAGCGTGTTAATATTTAAACATCATTATGGCAGAATATAAAGTTACACCGATGAAAGACAGAACCGTCTGCGGCTGGATTGCCGTCGCAAGCTTCATTATAGGACTGGTTCTCTGCGACTGGGTTATGGGGGCAAAAGCACCAGGCTGGGCTTCCGATTTATTGATTCTGTGTGGTATCACTATGTTTATAAGCACCTTGTTGTGGGTGATTATGCTCTGTCAGGATGATAATATATAATTTCATTTTATCCCTGCCTTTTTCTTAGCCTCCCTGTACCGTTCCATGATTTCCTCACGGCTCTGACCATTTTGCTGACTTCGGCAAGATGTTGCCTTCTGTTCTTCACTTTCCCATGGGAACTTCATGAAGTCCTGCGCCCTCAGCTGCTTCTTCGAGTAGGGCTGCAGAGAGCACAGGCACTGCATCCTCATGCGCTCCCATCTGCCACGCTCCAGGTCCGTCTCCCGTTGCCACCATGCGTCATACGCCGCATAAAACTCAGAAGGGGTGCATCGGCAGAAGTCATCCTTGCTCATACCCATACACCCCATCGCCACGCCCTGCAGATGCTCCACATCCGTGGGCTCATATTCGCAGCCATCAGCCGACGAAGCTTCGCCGGCTATTTTTTTTTATCTTCACTCGTCTGTGCCATCGCCTCGTTCCAGGCGTTCAGGTCGTCGGGAGTAATCTGGCAGCAGAATGTCTCAAAGTCCGTCTCGAAGTCCACTCCGTCGGCCTTGCAAGCACACTTCACGCAGCACCACATAAACATCAGAAGCTCCTCGATGTCGCCACCGCTCATCTGGCTCACGTCCTTCTGCATGTTGCGCTTATACAGCAGCATGGCGCCCATCGTCAGGCGGCAGGGCAGCTCCCTGCAGCCTACGGTGATATATGATATACCTTTGTTCATAGCTTAGTCTACTACGTTTTGATTACCCTCGTCAGCAGAGTGGCCCGTTGTGGCCGTCGTCTGCAGACCTGTTGTCTGTTTCTCCACCTTGCCGCAGTTCTCCAGCTGGATGGAATACTTCGAGTCGTCGCCTGCCTGAGCGTCGAGGTCCAGCGAGGCGATAATAAACTTACCCTTGTAGCCACCGGCTGTCTTGCCCGAACGGCTGCCTGCCTCGCGCACGTTGTATACCACGTCAACAGGAGTGCCGCTTATCTGCATATCCTTCAGCTGGTCGTAGGTAGGAGCATCCGTGGTTCCGTCTGTGCACACCACGCCGTCGGCGCTGATGCTCTCCGAGTAGCTCTTCACGTACTTTTCCTTCCACTTGCCGCTCGCAGCCTCCTTGGTCACTCGCTCGCCGGTCTCCGTCTGCGTCGTTATCTTACAGCCGGTACTGAAGGCAAGCGCACCGCCACCCACCGACAGGATGAGGTCGGTTCCGTCTAATATATGTTCCATATTCTATTCTCTTTTTTTAATGATTACTGATAAATAAACTATTAGGATCAATCCGATAACCGCATACGTCCACATCGCCCAGTCGTGTTCGGGAGGCTTCTTCTCTTCCACGCTTTCTACACCGTTATAACGGCTTTCTGATGCCGTTCTATTCGTCTTGGAAACAGTGCTCCCCGAAGTGCGGCCAACGAACTTTTCGCCCTCGAGATGCGTCTGCTCTTTCGACTTTCCGCTACCCTCGATGCGATAACCGCCGCCCTCCAGTGGTCTGATGAGCCACGCCTGCTGCCACTCCTCGTCAGCCGTCACGCTTGCCCTCGCCAGGCTCGTTGTCTGCGTCGTGTCGTGGCTTGCGCTGCTGTCTTGGCTTGCGCTGCTTGCCTGTTGCATCTGCTGCGTCTGCGTCAGCGCCGTCTTCTTGGTTCTGCAGCTCGCCGCTGACAGGACAAGAAGCACGATGAGGACACAGCTGTATAGCCTCGATAGCCCTTGTGAGGCGGTTGAGCGCATAGCGGGTGCGGGCGTTCTCGCGGTTGAGTTCCCCGATAGCCTTTGCATTGTCTTCTGCTGCATCGTTCAGTTCTTTTTGTTTTGCTAAGAGTTCCTTGCTCACGTCGCCATACATCTCCTTGAAGGTGTCGTGTATGCGCTTCGCCTGCTCGGCCTCCTTTACTTTTCGGTTGGCTATCCAGGCGATGGCAGCACCTATGCCGCCGCTCGGGATAGCCCACTGCAGGATGTTCATAATCATGTCTGTCATCGCCTTTCTAACCGTTTGAATTTAATGTTAAGTATATGATGAAGATTTGAAGCCTTGTTAGCCTGCCTTATAGCCGCTGTAGATCACACCGCCGGCATCCTCCTTCTTAGGCATACAGATGAAGTAGTGGCGGTAAGACACTAAGTTGCGCTGATACTGAGGATCACTCTCCGCAGGGCTGTAGTACATCTTGGTAGTACCTGTGGCCTTGAACACACGTGGCACGTAGAATGCGAACGAGCACTGGAACTCGCCAGCCTTAGGTGTGGCGCCAAGGGTGTTCTTCACGCCTGCAGTACTGTAGGTAGGACAGGCACCGTACTCGTAGATGTCGAAGCCATAGAGGCGGCCTACGGTACCGTCGTTGCGGTTGATGTTATACTGCTCCTTGAATGCCTGGTCGGTCTCGAGGAGGTCGTTCACGTGGTCCGTACAGAGAACCAGACGGCGGTCAGTCACAGGCACGCCTAATGCGTCGAGCTTACGCTTCAGAGCCACAACGTCGTCAATGCAGAGCTTGATGCGCTTGGTGGCGGCATCCACTGCGCCAGTAGTCACGAGCACCGGAGTCTTGTCCGTATTCTTCGTAGGACAGAGCGCATGGGCTGCCTTGGCATACTTGGCATCGTTCAGGGCGTTGGCACAACTTTCCTTCACGCGGGCCATCTTGTCGTAACTGAGAGCATACAGCTCGTCGTCGGTCACTGGCACCACCTTGGTCTGGAACTTGTCAAGCGAGAAAGTCTTGTCGCCGTCCTCTAACTCCTGAATGTCCAGTGGGTAGGTGGTGTTGTTGACAAGCACCTGTGGGTCGGCACCCACATCTACGAGGTGGATTACGTCGTTGCTGACGATCGAACTCTGGTCGGGCACACCGTTGAGCCATGCTGCATCCAGTTTTCCGCGGAGAGCCTTGATCAGCTCACCTGTCCACACCTCTGTCAGCACACCATCATAGGCTGCATCCTCAGGCATGAAGCCAGGCACCGCGATGGCGATGAGACTGGCCACGATAGCACCGCCAATGGCGCTGCAGCCCAACAGCGTTGCGATAATTCCACCCACAATGGCATTGAAGAGCAATGCCGTCATGATCTTGATAATTGTTTTCTTTTTCATTGTCGTTTTTTATTTTTTACCTTTTTACTCTTTTACTTTTTTACCTTTAGGCTGGTTCAAATCCATACTCTGCCTTGTAGAGGCGCACGAATTCATCGTGATGGTTATCATGCAGGTCCATCATCACGTTGGCTGGCACGGCACTCAGCTTCTCGTACTTCGAGTAGTCTTGTGGGTCTGCCACGATATTACCATTGTCGGTTCGGTGCAGGGTAGCCGTAATCTTGCTCTGGGGCTGCATGGCCGACAGGGTGAGATTCAACTGCTCCAGACCCAACTTCTTGCCCAGTTCCACGAAGTGATCCTTCATGCCTGCAGCAAGTCGCTTCTCGGCGATGGCGGTTTCCACCGCACGTGTGACAGCGGCCAACTCCACAGCCTGTTGCTGCGCCAGGAGTGTCTGTACCTGGTTCTCCAAGGCGGTCACCTTACCTGTCGCAAGACTGAGACTTGCGAGCTTCTCATTCACTTCTGCTTCTGTTGCGGTCTCCTTCAGACCCAACTTGATCGCTAAATCTTTTAATTCCATTTCTTTGTTTTTTAATGGGGTTTTACTTACATTATCTAATAGGGGAAGAACGCCATCGATGGCATTCTGTCCTGCTGAAAGTGAGATTGTCTTACCTTCATGAGTGAGCACGATGGCGTCATCATTGCCACCAATATCCACCACACTCACCTCGATGAGTTTCGATTTCGTCACCGTCGGACGCTGCTGGCCCTCGGCGAGCAGCTGCTTGTCGTCGCTCATCTCCAAGACCTGGAAGTTCGCGCTCACCATTTTCACGCTACCGAACTCCCACTGCTTCTTCAGCTGTCGCGACAGGTCCGTAGCCTCGTCAAACACCAGCTCGCCAGTCACGTCCTGGCCTTCCACCTTCACATCCTTCACCAAGCCCACCACCTTGCCGCGCTCGTGCATGTAGAGCAGCACCGGGTTGCGCTGATACTGCGCCAGATCGATGCCTGATGTGAGGATTCGAGTGCCATAGCAGTTCACGCTCTCATTACTGATTCTTACTCGTTTACCTTTGCTCATATCTTTTTTTTACCTTTTTACTTTTTTACTTTTTACCTTTAAAAGCAAGAAGGCTCTTTTTACCTTTTTGCTTTTTTACCTTTTTACCTTTAAAAGTCCTTTTTACCTTTAAAAGTTTTTTCGGATGCAATATTACTAACTTTTCGCATAACCTCCAAAAAAGTATGAAATGCTTGCACACTTCCGTGAAGCCGCTGCACACTATTTTTGCAGATTGCCCAAAAAGTCGCAATTTTGCAATACCAAGCCCCGCATGGCGCCAGTCGCCTCCGTGGTTTTCTATTTACATTATAACAATATTAGAATATGACAAAAGCAGAATTAGAACGTAAGAAGAACCTCGCCCGAACCCTCTATATGGCGGGTAAGGAACAGGCAGAGATAGCCGAGCAGATTGAGGTATCAAGGGTAACAATATCCAAGTGGGCCAACACGGAGGGATGGAAAGAGCAGCGGGCCGCCAAGAACGTCACACGTCCGGAGCTGGTCAACAAACTCCTCCTCACCATCGACACCCTCATCAGTCAGGTCAACGAATCCGGCGACCCGGACAAGATATCCGGACTGGGCGACCGATTGGCCAAACTCTCGTCCGTCATTCAGAAACTCGACAAGAAAGCCAACGTGGTGGATGCCATCGAGGTGTTCATGGCCTTCTCGAAGTGGATGCAGTTCCGTGCTCAGACCGACCCGAACATCACACCCGAACTTCTCAAGACATTCAACTATTACCAGGATCTCTTCATCTCCGACAAGATGAACAATGGTTTCAGTTGCGAACTCTAAGGTATAACAATAATAATTAGAAGCAAAGAAGGATGACTACACTATCAGAAAAGAAACAGGCCATCGAGGCGTGGCGCGAACACTGCAAGCAGATAGCAGCGCTTACCGACACCTCGCTCATGGCGCCCGAAAGCAAGACAGAGCGGAAGAAACGCATTGCTTCCCTGCAGAGGGACTATGCCGCCTTCTGCGAATATTATTTTCCGCACTTCCTGCAGCTCAAGGATAAGACCACGGGCAAGGTGCTGCGCACCATCCACAATGCGCCGTTCCACAACCAGGCAGCACGCAAGGTGAAGTCTACGCCCAACCTGAAGGCGGTGTTCATGTGGCCTCGTGGCCACGCCAAGAGTACCCACCTGGACGTTTTCCTGCCCCTGTGGCTCATGTTTCAGCCCCTCAGGCTCATCAACTTCATGGTCATCGTGGGCAAGAGCGAGGATGCTGCCTGCCGACTCTTGGGTGACATACAGGCAGAACTGGAATACAACGACCGACTCAATGCGGATTTCGGAGAACAGAAGCCTAACGGCGGCGACTGGACCGATGGTGAGTTCAAGGCACAGTGCGGTGTCAAGTTCCTGGCCTGTGGCCGCGGTCAGAGTCCCCGTGGTCTGCGCGACCGTGAGGCACGTCCCGACTATATCGTCATCGACGACCTCGATGATGACGAGCTCTGCAAGAACGAGAAGCGTGTCCGCGAACTTACCTCATGGGTCAAGTCGGCCCTCTTCGGTTCCTTGGATGTGGGCCGTGGCCGCTTCATCATGGTGGGCAACCTCATCTCGAAGAACTCCGTGCTCTTCAATATCGCCCACACCAAGGGCGTGTTCCTCTCCAAGGTGTATGCCGTGGATAAGAACGGAGACCCTACATGGAAGGAGAAATGGACACGCGAGGAGGTGGATGCTTATCGTGAGTTCGTGGGCTACCGCGACTGGAACAAGGAGATGATGCACAACCCCATCAAGGACGGTACTATCTTCCGCCACGAATGGATCAAGTATAAGCGTATGCCGAAGCTCTCGAAGTATGATGCCTTAGTCTGCTATACCGACCCGTCGTGGAAGTCCACCACCGAGAACGATTACAAGGCGTGCCGACTCTGGGGTAGCATCGGCAAGGAACTGCACCTCATCGACTGCTTCGTGCGTCAGGAAACCACGGGTGCCATGGTGAGATGGCTCTATAATCTCTATGAGCGAAGCTTAGAAGAGGGGGCAAGCATCCAGTTCCTCATGGAGGCAAACCTGATGCAGGATACTGCCCTCGATGAGTTTGCCGCCGAGGGCGACCTGCGTGGCTACCAGCTGCCCATCACGGCCGACAACCGCAAGAAGCCCGACAAGCTGCAGCGCATCGAGTCCATAGCTCCACTCTGGGAGCGTGGCGTGGTGTTCTACAACGAGGCGCTCCGAGACTCCGAGGATATGCAGGTGGGCATCGACCAGACACTCTCGCTCGAACACGGCAGCCGTGCGCACGACGATGCGCCCGATGCCGACGAGGGCGCCATCTACATCCTCCAGAAGCAGGGCAGAGTGGCTGCCTTCGTTCCGAGAATAGTCAAGAGAATGCGCCCAAAGAATTCATGGTAACAAAAACATTTCTAATTTCTCATTAAATTATGAGTTTCATCACACAGGAAGACTTCAAGGTCGTGAGCAGCGAAGCTTCGCTCAAGGCCATCACGGGTGCCGACACCGACAATGTCAGCAACGCCATTGCGGAGGCACAGGAGGAAGTGGCAGGCTATCTGCGACCCAAGTACGACACCGACCGCATCTTTGCTACCCAAGGCAATGAGCGAAACCGCCAGCTCGTCATGTACACCGCCGACATCGCGCTCTACAACATGACTGCATCGCTCCCAAACCGTATGGGCTACGAGACCCGCAAGGAACGTTACGAGAGGGCCGTCAAGTGGCTCGAGGGCGTACAGGCGGGCAAGATAGTACCCGACCTGCCTGTCGCCACTGACGAGTCGGGCAACGACATCTCGCAGGGAGGGGTCCTGGCATACGGCAACGGGCCCGACCGTCACAGCTGGTAAGGTATTAGTCGGAATAATAATCGGTAAGAAGGCTCTTTTTACCTTTTTACTTTTTTACTTTTAATTTAAACATTAAACGAAAATGGCAAGATTGAACATAAATAGAGCCAAAGACCGCATAGAGGATGCCTGGAGGGCATTCCTCGGCCGACCGCAGCTCTGGAGAACTAAATATGGTGACATAGAACTGATGGGCAAGAACAACCGCCGACAGGTGGAAAGCATCATCGCCAAACTGCAGCGTACCACCGAGGCGCTCACCAAGGGCGACATACAGAAGTGGCGCCGTGCATGGCAACTCGCCATCAGCGTGGAAAGCCCCAACCGCCAGGCGCTCTACGACATCTATCGCGATACTGAGATTGATGCCCACCTCTCTGGCTGTATCGACCAGCGAAAGGGCTTCGTCATGTCTCGCTCTTTCAAGTTGGAGGACAAGAACGGCACACCCAACGACGACCTCAAGCACTTCCTCGAGCAGGAATGGTTCGTGGAGTTCTGTCTCCTCGTGCTTACTACTCCCTACTGGGGTCATTCGCTCATCGAACTCGGAGACCTCGGTACCGATGGAGACGGATGCCTCGCTTATAACAGTGTGACGTTGGTGGATCGTAAATACGTTATCCCCGAGCACCACCGTGTCATCACCGACCTCGGACAGGACTGGACCACTGGCATCGACTACCACGAGCCGGAATGGTTCGGCAACCTCATCGAGGTGGGGCACCCCGACGACCTTGGCCTCTACCTCAAAGCTTCGCTCCACTGCATACCTAAGAGGAACGTACTGGCAGCATGGGACGTCTTCAGTGAAATTTTCGGTATGCCACTACGTACTGCTACCACCGGATCCAGGGATCAGAAGGAGGTGGACCGTATCAGCGACATGATGGCGCGCATGGGTCAGGCTGGCTATGCCGTACTGCCTACGGGCACGGAAATCAAAATCGTAGAAAGCGCCAAGAGCGACGCGTTCAATGTTTACGACAAGCGTGTGGATCGTGCCAACTCCGAAATCTCCAAACTCATCATCGGCCAGACCATGACCATCGAGGATGGTAGCAGCCTCTCGCAGAGTCAGACCCACCTGAAGGTGTTTGAAAACTTAGTGGAGAGCGATGCTAAGTTGCTCGCCAACACCATCAACAACCAGCTGATTCCTCGCATGATTAGCCACGGTTTCCCTCTGCAGGGTTATCACTTCGCATGGGATGACAGCCCAAGCTATACCCCGGAGCAGCAGATGGAGTATGAGAAGATGATCTCCGACCGATACGAGGTGGACGGCAAGTACTTTGCCGACAAATACAATATGCCCGTAGGTGAACGCATCCAGCAGCCTTCACTCTTCGGCAGCGAGCCTGCAGACAAGGACAACAAAAAGGACATGAAGAATTTTTTCGACTGAGCCCCGAAGCTTACGAGGGGCTACACTCGAGATACAAGGAGATACTGAAGGGCATGGACGTGCCCGACGCTATCCAGCTCATGGGCGACAAGCAGTGGCAGGAGATGAAGTCGCGGCTCACTGGTAAGTTCAATAAGATGATGAAGGGCCTCTTCCGTCAGAAGGGAGCGCAGCTCGACATCAACATTCTGGCAAGCGACGAGGCGCAGGAATTCATTACCACCCATGCGGGCATCCTTGATGGCGGCTTCCAAAAGGTAGAGATGAGCGACAAGATGCGCGAGCGGCTTACCCGCTCCAACTACATCTTCTCAGGCATCAAGACGTTCCACGAGCTCAACGAGGCTTTCCCTTCCATGGTCGATGAGAACGGCAATAAAAAGCCGTTCGAACGCTTCCTGAACGATGTACAGAAGATCAACGACACCTACAATGCCAACTATCTGCATGCCGAATACAACTTCGTACAGGCTTCTGCCACCATGGCGGCGAAGTGGGAACAGTTCAGCGAGGATGGCGACCGATACAACCTGCAGTACCGCACGGCCAAGGATGACAAGGTGCGCCCGGAACACGCTGCCCTCGATGGGGTGACGCTCCCCATGAGCGACTCTTTCTGGGAAACCTATTACCCACCGAATGGATGGAACTGTTTCCTTCCTAATACGCCCGTACTTACCGCTAATGGCTGGAAACATATCGCCAGCATCAAGAAGGGAGACTTAGTAATCGGAGGAAGTGGAGAGTTCCGTGAGGTAACAGCCACGCTTTCCCGTCCGTTTGAGGGCGACCTTGTAACTATCATCACCAAAGGGGCGAAATCCACATGCACCCCAAATCACCGCTTCTGCACAAGGAGAGGATGGGTCGCTGCGGAAAACCTTCACAAGGGAGATATAATTATCCAGGTCGGTGAACGTTCTCCGCTTCACCTGCTCGTTCACGCAGTAGGCAACACATATACCCTCCTTTGCTATGCACTGATGGCGTGTATAAGAAAGGGGAAAGCGGTTGCGTCCCTGGCAGTCAATCACAAGCCTGAGTTCTTTAATAAAGAAATCTACGACGTAGCCTCCAATAAGCTTGCGAACCTCGAATGGAAAGCCCATTGCAAGGAGGTGGCTTCGCATGATTTCTTCGCTTTCACTCAATGGCAAACCCAGTGCGCTCATCCGCTCTGGATGAAGCTTGCGAGTGGCAAGGGAATTTTCGATCGCATTCTTTCTTACAGATGGTCGAAGCAAAGAAGAGGTGCGCTTCAATTTGTTCGATATATCACGAATGAGGCCGCTATTTTCCTTGGTCTTACCCTGGCGCACGTGAAGTCCTTTAGCTGCAAGTTCATGGTTTGTCTGAGCAAGACGTTTGGCTGCATCCTTTCTTCTTTCTTCCGCTCCAATCCATTGAACGCGGACAGCTGCGCTTCCATGCCTGATAGGGATGCCCAGTTTGCTAAGAATGCGATGCACAGTTCTTCCGTTCACCTTCCAATAAGCAACGAGCCATCTGAAGCTTCTCTGTTCTGTGACGTATCTGAATTTTGCGGCATCAAGGATATTCATTCCTTCGATGGCTTCCACTCGTTCTTTGATTTCTTGAGAAATACCTTTTTCCATAATCGTTATGTGTTGGTTGAGGGCAAAGCTACAAAAAAGAATCGAAATACCAAGGTATTTAACCTCTCTATCCACAAAGATGAGTCGTATATCGTTCCCGTAGGCATTGCACACAACTGCCGCTGTACCGTGGTACAGGTGCGCAAGCAGAAATATCCGGCCACAGAGCACGCTGAAGCCATGAGCAGGGGCGAGGAGGCCATGAACGGCGAACGATACAACATCTTCCGCTTTAACAGTGGCAAGAAGGGCAAAACCATGCCCGACTACAACCCCTACACCATCAGGCGGTGTAATGACTGCGATGTAGCGAAAGGAAAGCTAAAACTTTCATTTGTACCAGAAAACAACTTGTGCGCTTCATGTATCAAGACTCGCGAATGCTGGGCAAGACGACAGGAAGATGATCCCGAGACATTCTACGAATGCGAAACAAGGCGCGGCAAGGTTCGTGTAAGTTCTAAACACGGCAAGACGGAAAAGAAAGAAAACGTAAGGGTTGCAACATATCTTGCCGAAAAACACGAGCACGAAATAGACCTTATCGCAAATCCCCAAAACGAAACTTCTGCAGATAGTTTTAACAGAACATTAGGAATAGAGCAGGAATACAAGGTTAACACCACACCTACAAAAAGCTCTATCGACAACCTGATAAGAAAGGGAGCAAAACAAGCAGACGATATAGTTTTATTCGTTGATTCTGGAATCTCGTTAAACGATTTAAGCAGCGCTCTACATGATAGAGTTAGAAGAACAAATCTGAAAACCGTAATGATTGTTATAGACGAAAAGGATAAAACCTATACCTATGACGAAATTACAGCAAAAGGATTTAAAATAAGACAGGCAGACTTGAAATAATCAAGACTGCCTGAATGTGGGGTCCAAACCTCTTACGAGGAATGATCCGCTGCAAAGATACAATAATATTTTTAAACTTGCAAGAATATGGAAGAAAAAATCAAAGAGTCTTTGTCTTTTTTGGACGAAATGAACCAAAAAAGCAAGGAAGGAAAGAATAAGCAATGGACTACGACCATAGAAATAGCAAAAATGATAAGAGTAAAAACAATAGACCGGCCACTGAGCCTATGGGGCAGAATAAAGCAGAGACTATATACTTCATGGGAATATCCTCGCTTGATTCTTCGTAGTCAAGATCCTCTCTGGTCAATTCTTGATAGCGATTGTTGTAAATTGTTATCTGTAATGAATAGTAGCGAAACATATAAGCCACACCCCCAGCAAGAGCTAAGAATAATAACAGCACACCAAGAGTTGTCAAAACAAGAATGCAACGGCTTGACTGCGGTCTATCACAAAGAGCAGCTAATAGCCCAAGTACAGTGGCATCTAACATTGTCAGATGGGAAAGCAACTTTAGTAATAAACCTTCCGTCTGTGATTGGTTCTCGACTAATTCCTTCATTGCACCAGTGGAATACTTTGATAAAAATTTCATAATCTATAAATGTTTTAAGCTATACGATACACAAACTTACAATAAACTTTTTAAACTCGCAAGGATATGAGCAAGAAAAAACAAGATTACGATGAATTTATAGAAAAATTCAAACCAAAGAAGACAACAGACGACTGCTATACCCCCCCACCTGTGTATGAGGCAGTATTAGACTGGGCACGAAAGCACCTCGATATTGGCGACCGCCCTGTGGTCCGTCCCTTCTATCCTGGAGGAGACTTCGAGCACTTCGACTATCCCGATAACTGCGTGGTAATAGACAACCCTCCGTTCTCCATCTTCGCAAAGATCTGCGACTGGTACGTAGAGCATGATATTCCGTTCCTTCTCTTTGCTCCAGCCATGAGCAGCATCAGAAAGAACCTCACCTATATCGGTGCAGCATGTACCATCACCTACGAGAACGGGGCGAATGTGAATACTGCATTTGTCACCAACATGATGGGCGACCTCATCTGTACCACTGCTCCCGACCTCCACGAATCCGTAAAGAAGGCCAACGATGACAACTTGAAGCAAAGCAAGAAGACAGTAAGAAAACTTTCCTTCCCTGACTGCGTGCTTCGGGCCACCACGCTGCAAACCATGAGCCGTGCGGGCGTCGAGTTCTGCGTAAGAAGAGAGCAGGGCTGTGTGGTCGGTCAGGCGTGTGAAAGCAAAAATGGCGAGTTCGGAAATTCTATCCTGCTATCCGATACTGCTACAGCCAAGAAGTTGACAGCCGAGAAGTTGACAGCCGAGAAGTTGACAGCCAAGAAGTTGACAGCCAAGAAGTTGACAGCCGAGAAGTTGGCTGCGGAGAAGTTGGCAGCGGAGAGACTGGCCCTTACAGAGAAATCCAAGGCAATTATCGCACAGCTGAACGAAGCTCACGCCAAAAGCAGTTATCCTTCATACGTGAGACTTTTCAGCCCCTACTAAGGCTGGGCCTCTATCCCTACTACCGATACACCTCAGTCCCTATTAGGGATGGAGCCTCGTCCCTATAGGGATGCAAAAACGACATTCTAACGGTGTTCTATCACCATTATATTCACATTTTAATCTTAAAAAGCAAATGATCAATTACAGTATTGCAATGATGGGCAACCCTGCCAAGAAGCAGGACCCAAAGAAAGCCTACGGTGTGGCTCAGTACACCGAGAAGATGACACTCGCCGAGTTCAGCGAGCATATCTCAAGCCACGGCAGCACATACGATGCAGAAGACGTGGAAGCTATTCTCGGCAAGGCCGTGAAGTGTCTGCGCGAAATGCTCCTTGCCGGAAAGAAGGTGGAGTTAGGCAAGCTCGGAGAATTCTACGTCACCCTGCACGGCAAGGGCACAGAACTCGCCAAAGACTACAACCCTGCCACCTGTGTGGAGAAGGTGAACGTGGTGTGGAATCCTGGCAAGCTCTTCGAGAACCTGAAGGAGGATGCTGCCTTCAACTTCGTGGCAAGTCGCAACGAACAGGAAGAGGCTAAGCGAAAAGCCAAGGCGCAGAAGGACAACAATGGCAACACACCGCCTGCATCGGGAGGTGATAGCCCAGCGCAAGGGGGCGGTGGTTCCTCGTCATCAGACGCGTCACAGGGCACACAGCCCGGAGGTGGAGATACACCACAGGGCGGTGGCGACGGAGAATAGTTCTTACTTGAGCCAAAAAAGGGGGCTGCATCATCACGATGCAGCCCCCTCTGTCGTTTCAGGGTTCGCCAACCCCGACCGCCTGCGGCTATGTATACAAAACTTAAACCTGAGAAACCAAAAAAAATGATCTATTCATCTTCGCGGGACTTCATAGCCTGCTGGGGTTCGCCAACCCCAAAATGAGAGTATAGTTAAAAAAAGCCGCAGGGCATACTGCTAACTTAAAACATTCTGACACCCTCACGGGCTTTACAAGAATGGAATGTTTAATAACATCTAAAAATAAATTACTAACAAACAGTGGAATATATGATATAAGATATTCCTTAACTCTTGAAACTTATCTTCTCGTAGCCGTGCCAGCGTGTGTCTACCTTTATCAGATCTTACGAAGATACCTCACTTTCATGATTTCGATATTCTCCATCAACTCGCCATGACTGCGACAGGTCATCGTCGTCTCGGGGTAGTACACTGTCACGGTCTGACTATCTATGCCTACAAGCGCCTTCAGCACTTTCTCTATCAGGATACAGGCCGCCTCAAAGCCGCCCTCCATCCAGTCGGTCACAATGTGTAGCCGCATCTCGCCCTCGCCGCGCTGCATCGGCTCTTTGCCCGCCATCATCTTCCAGCCTATGTCGCCTATCTCGATAAACACTGCAGGGCGCTGCCAGGGACTCTCCTCGTCCACATACTCCACATTCTCGTTGTACAGGTCCACGTGCTGCACATCGGGCACCTGAGCCTCGATGGCACGTTTCACGTCGCTAAATAAATTCAGTCTTCCGTCCATAACTAAAACATTAAATATTTAAATGATTAAAATACTCCTCAAGCTCATCCTCGATGATCTTTGTCACTTCTCTCTCCACTTCCGGGGCCATGCCTAAGAACTGGCGTTTCGGGATCTTAATGGTCTTACCCACCTTCATCAGCGCCATTGCCCGCCAGAACTCGGCGTTAGGATTAAGATCCATCTTGGAAGTCCAAGCATAGAAGCCGCCATCAGTCAAAGTGCGACGCTTGCCGCCCTGCTTCTTGGTCATTCCCATCGACTCATAGAACTTGGCCCGAAAATACCGCTTCATCTTCTCCGTTACCTTAATTTCTCCACCTTCGTTATGTATAGCTGCATAGGGAGAGGAAGAAAAGAACGTGATAGAGGTGGCATCGCTCCGGCTCCGAACGCTCTTCCTCAGGTCGCCCGAGGCTACGAGTATATGCCCGTCGCCTCTTATTGGACTTTTCCGTCTTGCCCATGCCTTGGTAAAGAATCCCTGGCGCTCAAAGTTCTTGTCGAACTCGTCGCCGATCTCCACTCGGATATCACTCAGAATATGTCTGATCACTACCGATAAATCATTATTTCCTGCCATATCTTTATCAGTTTTCAGCAAGAAGGCTCTTTTTACCTTTTTACCTTTTTACTTTTTTACCTTTATCAGCAATACAGCCCATCGGCAAGATAGTCATCATGCAGGGCTTGCAGATTCAGGTCCGACATGCGACCCTCCAACTCCTGATACACCAAGGCTTGGTCCTGCAGAGTTAGTTCCTTGGTCTGTTGCTTGGCATAGGCTACGATACGATTGACAATCTCTTCCATACGCTCTTATTTACTTTTCGGGTTCGTCAAACTGCAAGAAAAGCTCATCATCGACTGGAATCTCATTGCGGGGGTCGGCACTGGCGTTGAGAATATTGTACAGCTGGCGCTCCGAGATGGCATAGTGCGGGTAGATATAGCGGCGCCATATCTCGCGGTTCGATATGCCGAGCTTCGCATATCTGTCGTATATGCTGTTGATGTCGGCTACGCGCTTCTTGTAACTCAAGCCTCGACGGCCGCGCTTCAGATTCCTCATCGACGATCGTATGCTTTTCTAATTAAACTTCAGCAAGAAGGCTCTTTTACCTTTTTACTTTTTACCTTTTTACCTTTAAAAGCAAGAAGGCTCTTTTTACCTTTTTACCTTTTTACTTTTTTACCTTTAAAATATCACAGCCTGCAGAAGCTGGGCTCTATACGCATCCACACGCCTGTCTCCTTGTGACGACGGAAGAAGTAATATTTCACGGCTGTCTTCTGTACCACGTTCGACTCCTTGAAGAGCATCATGATGTCCTTATATTCCTGGTCGCCAAACTTATCTTCCAACTCGTAGAGCTTCGAGATGCTCTTGTAGTCCAGGTCGCCACGCTGGTTGCGCTCCAACAGGGTCATCGCCAACTGGTACATCGGGTCTTCCTGGCCCTTCTCGCTCTTCTGCATGTAGTTCTTCAGATAGGCCACTAAGCGCTCGGCTGCCATGTCGGCACGCTCATCGAAGCCCTTCACGCTGTTGCTCGCCACCTGCAGGCGGAAGTCGCCGTCGGTGATCGTGTAGTTGCGCTGGTCGGCATTCTTCAGCTGGCCGTAGTCGCGCATCACCGAGATGAAGCCTTCCGACTCTTTCTCAAGCCATTGCTTGAAACCTTTCACGTCGGCGGTCACGTTCTCTAAGAACTCTTCCACACGGTGCATGAACTCAGCACGAAGGCCCTCGTAGGCATCGCGCTTGGCCTGGCGGCTCTCGTTGGCGTCAGCGTTGAGCTGGGCAAGTAGAGCCTTCTTCTCTTCTGCCGTCATCTGCGACAGGTCAATTGGGTTTTTCTTTGTTTCCATTGCTCAAAAATATAAATTGTGATTGATTACATTTTTCACTCCCAAAGGATTCTTCACTCTTCACTCTTCGTTCTTCACTCCCAAGTCCTCCCTTGCGCTTGATGGCTCTTAGTTTGCGCTCGAAAGCTTCGAGGTCAGAGATATCCAACTGGGCAAACACCTTGCCGCATATTCTCGGATGAGAGCAGAAATCGTTGATGCGCTGCCAGTCGCCCGTGTTGACTCCCAACTCCTGCATCAGATGCAGGCAGATAGAGCGGTGCCGCTTGCGCTGATCTCCATAACCGCACATGTTCTCAAGAGTCTTGCACATGTCGGTGTATTCTCTCGTTGTCATCTCGCGAAGGTGTGAGGTACGACCTTTCGTGTACGTTAAGATAAGGGCTTCTTTCTGTTCTTCCTCATCTCCATAGTGCGGTACTTTCTTAAAGGCGGCATAAAAACGCCTGTAGTTTTTAACTGATCCTGCCATCCATACTTACCTTTTAGTTGTAATACGTATATCATCTGAAAGCCGTTTTAACGCTGTTCTTGCTTGTTGATGTCGTCAGCGATTATTCCGTCGTTCTGAAGACGATACACCAAGTAATTCTTGCGAGCTACCTTGACACTATCACTCATGTCGCTAAATAGTTCCAATTCCGTTAGTAACGGCACATTGTCGAAACAGAGGTATATCTTGCCGTTAAATTCTCTTACCTGCAAGCGAACAAGCGCCTCGCATTTGATATTTCGCTCACGTTTGAGCTGCTTCTGGCGGCGAGATTCTTCTGAGATTCTCTTCCACCATGCCTGTACGGCATTCATAATCTTCTTCATATCTTTTCTATTTTTTGGGGGGTAATAATTATTCACTATAGTTTCCAGTTTGCAGAAGGCCATCCTCCCATACCCTGAAGGTGGCTCCGGCTTCTCCGATGAATCGACCCTGGCAGACTGCCTCGTAGCCGACGACTCTTACTTTCACGCCCGCCATATACTTCAGCCTGACTGCAGGCTTGCCTAATGGCTGGCTCTTCGCTTCCTGAGAGATGAAGATGAAACTCTTTCGGGGAAACTCATTCACCAAGGCTTCCACCTGTGCGTATTCCCAGTGAGAGTACTGGAAGGAGTCCACGATGATGAACTTCGGACCCTTGCGCTGCTTCAGCATTTTTTTCAGGTTCTCCAGATCCGAGTCGATGCAGACTCTAAACCTCCCTTGCTCTTCCTCCATGTGAAACCGCTCGATACGCTCCTTGAAACTCATGCTCACTTTCTCTTCATAAGAACAGTAGAGCACCACGCCGTATTCGCAGAGTTTCTTGGCGAGCTGCATCACAAAGCTGCTCTTTCCGCCAGACGAAGGTCCCGAGATAAACCAGGTGTCATACATATCCGGCTGCCCGAAGCACCGCTCCCATTCTCCGTCCCAGGATATCGGCTTGTAAGTCATCTTCAGTATCTCCCTGGGACTGTATGCTCTTTTTGCCATATTTATCTTTAAAAGCAAGAATGCTCTTTTTACTTTTTTACCTTTTTACTTTTTTACCTTTAAAAGCCTTTAAGAGATTTTCAGCTTCTCTATCTCTGTATATACTCGTCTCAATCCGCCTCGGGTCTGTCTCACGATGGTGGCGACGTCATATCCCTCCGGGGCATTCACCTTGGCCACGATGGCAGCCTGCTTCATCAGGAACTTCTCGCGCTCCTTGCCGTCGTCGGGTGTCACCTTACAGTATCGCCCACCGTAACGGCTCAGCATTTCGGTATATCCCACCTTCTTGCAGTCGATGCTTCGGTTGATCTTCTCCTTCAGTCCGTCGGCTCCCATCATATACCAGCCGCAGCAGTGCTCGGTGGCGTTCCAGAGTGCCTTCAGTTCCAGAAATGCCTCATACTGCAGGTCGCCTGCCTCGTCGAGGATAATAAGCGGTGAGTCGATGGAACGGAGGTAGTAAGTGAGGTCTTCATATACATCTCCGTAGGTTCCCTTGCTGTCAAGTCCGAACTCTGCCGCTATCTTGCGTATCAGGCGGCGCTTGGTCTTCACCTGCGAGCAGTCTATATAGGCGGCGTTCTTATGACTCTGCACGTAATACTTGGCGGTGTAGGTCTTGCCGATATTAGGCTCGTCGCAGAGTATCATCGAGAGGGCGGAACTCTGTGCGGTCTCCAACTGCTTCGTCACGATAATGAAGGTGTCGGTCTTTCCCGTCTTCCATTCTATCTCGTGGCGCAGACTTACGCCCAAGCGTCTGGCCAAGCGTATCCAGTTGCCGTCGCTGATGGTTCGGTCTGTCTGTCCCTGCTTGACCATGGAATAGACTGAGGTGGCCAAACCGAGCACCTTGGCGTGCTTACTGTCACTGTCGAAGCGGACACGGTCTTGGGCCATCGCCGCCAAAATCTTCTTTTTCTGTTCTGTTGTTATCATTGCCATAAGTTTTTGAAGTTTATATCATGTCGATTGCACGCTGCAGGATATCCTCCTCGGTTTCGTCGTCCGTAAAGGCGTCTATTGGCTCCGTGTCTGGCATATCTGCAGTAAGTTCTTTTATCTCTTCCGGTTCGTCTGCCTGACTGCTGGTCGTGCCGACGTTCCTTTCAGCCTCCATCGTTCCGAGAGCAGGAACCATGTTGTTATCTACGTAGGTATTGAACTCCCTTACCTTCTTCTGCTGATGATAGAACTTCCTGCGGTCTTCCTCGGTCTGTTCTGCCATCACTCGGTTGTAGGTTTCCACCTTCTCCACCTGGTCGATGAATCTGTCGCCCTGGAAGATAAACACATCCTGCGGCTTTCCGTCCTCATCCGGCAGGTAGTAAGCGGCAACCTTGTAATTATTGGGAGCCAGGCGCTCCAGTACGTCCGGCTTGCTCAGCCACCAGTCTGCGTAGGCTACTCTTACCGTAGAGTTTCGCCTTACCGAGGTCTCCACCTTCTCGCCGATATATCGGGCGAGGGTAATGGCATCGAATGGGCGCAGGTTCGGGTTGATATGTTCCATCAGCACGTCCCATCGGGTCATACCGGGGTATTTCTTCTGATTAGGGTGCAGCGTATGGTTCCACTCGTAGTTGTCGCGGCGGTCGTCTGCCACAAGTTCATCGAAGGTGAAGTACTGCTTGTCCTCCCAGGTATCATTACCCGCATCGCTTATCTTCTTGGATTCCACTCTGTATTTCCACTTGCCGTAGAATCGGCCGATACCTACGTGGTTACGGTGGATGATGCGCCGCTTTTTGGCTCCGTTGAGGTTCTCTGCCTGTTTCTCCTGTGAGTTCAGTGGCGCACAGTAGCGCACATAGCTGAACACCGTTCCTTCCTGCAGCAGGGTGTACTTATATTCCGACATCAGGTGGTTCTCCACCTCGATACCTGCCGGAATACCCCAGCCATGCTTGGCTATCAGCCGGAACATATCCCGGAAGCATTCCTTCACAAGGTTCTGATCCTTGTCCCTGGAATAGCTGGCACCTAACACGCATTGGCTCACAGAGTCGTAGGCATAGTAGGCTTTCACCCTCAGTTTCGTATCCTTCAACTTACGGGTCAGATCCACGTCATCCATGGTTATCTGGCTCAGCGAGTATTCTCCGGCATGGCGGTGCATGTGAGGCATACTCTCGTGCATGAAGGCGCTCCAGCTCAGCTGGCTCTTATCCCAGATAAGCCTGTTCTTAGGCTTGTTCAGGATGTTGCGGATGGTGCTGTCACTCAAACTCTTCGGGTTTCCGTCCTTGTCGCAGAAATCTTCCGGGTTGAACAGCTCGCCAGTCTGAATATCATATACGTCAAGCTCGCCACACACGAAAGCATCATACAGGTCTTTCACCTGCGAGTTGTAAGGCTTGTTAGGAAGGCATTGCAGACCAAGCACTAATTTTTCGGTCTTCACATCCACTTTTCGGGTGTTCTGATTGCCGAACTTGCCGCTGATCAGCACGCCGTAGCCACCAACCTTATACTCATTCACCTTCTTTCGGAATCTCAGGGGCGACTCGGGGAGTGTATGATGATAGGTTTCCTTCAATATCTTGATGGTCTTGGCCATCATATCCCAGTCGTAGCGTTCGCCCATCAGCTTGCGGTAGGCGGAGGCTCGTTCGTAGAGCTTGATGCAGGTATTGAGCACTGAAGCATTCACCACATACTCCTGAATCTTCTCTGCTGACAGGTCCAAGCCCGTCTGCTGTCTGCTTTGGAAGTAACACATGGCGTGCTGATCTACCTCATAATTGGAAGTTATCCATCCTCGCAGCCTTACTTCGGGACCTCCGGGGAACTCTACTTCCACCGCCTTGCGGTATTTGGTAGGCAAGCTATCTACGGCAATGAGAGCCGTGCAGCCGCTTGCGCCACCGCCTCGACGTACCACGTTAATGCGGTTTCTTGTAGCCATCTTTTGGTAATTAGCCGGACTCATAATGCCCGCCTCACAAAGTTCTGGCACAGATATGCAAAGTGTATTGCCGTAATATTCCATTGTTATATCAGTTTAAAACGTTCCTGCCCATCCAGACACCCGCTGTCAGGCAGACGATTCCAATAATCAGATACAATGTAATGTCCGTAACTCTATCCTCCAACTTTAAAACCTTGCTGCCATATTTTGGAGTGAAGGCATCTCGCGTACCAAGACGTTGTCCGCTGACGCCATCTCCTTACCCTTGAAGAAGATGGTAGCATTACCTGTCTTCTTGTCAAACTCCAGTACCGCTCCGTTGGGGAAGTATTGCCTGAAGCTTCCCTCATGGTCGAAGAGTAGGGTGTCACCCTTTTCGGCAACTACCGTCTCCACGCCGCCGTTAATCTTGGCGTATTGGCGGATGCGCTGCGCCTTGCCGCTCATGCCCCGCTTGGGGTCGAAGGTGAGGGCAAGCCATATCGACTGGTCCGACACCTTGAAGGTCTTGCGTATTCCTTCGCGTACCTTCTTGCTTACGTCTATTGCTCTTTTCATATTCTAACAATATTATAATCCTTTTCTAATGGTGGAGGAAGACGGAGTCGAACCGCCTTTCTTTCCTAATTTTACCATGCAGTTATCATGCTGTCCGGCCAAAACTCTGGCAATAAAAAGCCGTCCAGCTTCTCCGAGGCCTTATCAGCAAGAAGGCTTTTTTACCTTTTTACTTTTTTACCTTTAATCTATTTCCGTGCGCCCTGCATTCCAGCTACCTCCAAGTTGCCGGGAAACGTTGCCCGGCTCGTTCGTTAATCCTGTTTTTTACCTTAAAAACCTAACACATGACAATTACTAAGTATTTTTCGCTCAAAATCCTTATCTTTGCACCAAAATTCATGTTTCACTTAAAATATATAAAGATTATGACTACAAATGAAATGATCCTCCAGGCTCAGATCACAAGCCTGCGCCGTGTTGCCGACGTTCTTCTTCTCCATTTCTGGTCCGATGCGGAGAACAAGACCCAGCTTATCTGGTTCTCTCGCTATTTAAACTACAAATACGAGAGAGACATTCTTGCTTCTTCCGATTTCGGGCTAACCGATTCAGGACAGCAGCCTGAGCTTCTTGCTCGCCGACGTTACCACCTGCAGGTTCTGATGGATATTGCTTATCTGCAAGGTAATCTTGGAGAATTGAACATAGTTCGTCGAGTTGCTCCTCAAGACGCTGCACTCGCAAATAAAGTTTTTGAGAGCTACGATGGTTTCGACGAGTCGCTTTTCCGCGCGATTGACGAAATTGACAAATAGACTTTTTCATATTCTTTCTTTCATGTTTCACTTATTAATTTATCACTTATGGCACTTTACGTATTAGAGTTCCAGGCAGAGTTCCAAACGGTACTCCCGGAAGAAGAGTTGAAAAGAATGCTCTATCCTGTGCACTTAATGCTCGACGGCGTAACGGAAACATTTTCCCGCAACACCGGCATACCAAAGTACTCCTGTTCAGGAGAAGAACTTTGTGTGCCTGGTCTATCGGCATTCCGGTATTCTGCCGTGATGCAAATGGGCAAGTCTCGCCTCGATATCTTAGATCGACTTCTTCTATCTTTCCAGCCTCTTCTAAGAGAGTTATTACCTTCATGCACTCTGAGATGGAATTTAAAAGAATTACACTTTTCGTCTTAGCTTCTTTTTTCATCTTAATCTCTTTTTATCGAGGGCGCAGCCTTTACCACCGCACCCTCGTGGTTAAACATTTCCCAAAATATGGCTGTCTTTCCAGCCTGCCATCCCGTCTTTCCGAGAAGTCAACCTAAGTCCAATTTGCCCGTCTTTCCGGGTTGCCATTCCGAGGATTCAATTATACGGAGCGTGAGGTACTCTATTTCTTCTCAACCTTATAGCCCTTACCTCGAAGGTAAGTCGCTACATACTCATCATCACCCACATCTTTGAGCACATCGAAGAGATATCCCTTTACATAGTCTGCAACTGCGCTTGATGATGCAAGCTCGATGTTCTTGGAGATAAACTCCACTTTCTTTGTTCTACCAAGGCCATTGAAAGCCTTCTCTACATTTTCCATCATTATAACTTTTTAAGTTCATAAATTTGCCAAGCTCGCGCTTTTTTAGTATCTTTGGCGCGGTGTTTATCTTAAACACGGTGCAAAGATAGTGATTTATCACGAAACTACCAAATAAATTCGTGACTTTTTTCGTTTAGATATTAAAATTATGGCAAAAATCGCAACTATTCACGACAGAATTAAGCTTTTAGTAGAGAAAAAGGCAGGGAATACGAACACAGTATTCGCCCAAACACTGGGCGTAAGTGAGGCTAATATCCGTGGCTACATAAGGGGAGTCGTACCAAAAGCCGATGTTTTAGCAAAAATCGTGAGTACTTACGATGATATTAATCCTACTTGGCTCTTGACAGGCGAGGGGAACATGCTCAAAACGAGTACTTCCGGCGCTGATGAAGCACCATGCCCTGACGAAAAGGAGAGAAAAACTAAGAAATCAGAGAAAAATAGCGAATGTTCTTCTCGGATCCAAAAACTACCGGAGGGAAGTATGGAGAGCATCCCACTCATACCTACCAGCGCCATGGCGGGCGCATTCACTTCTGATATCTCCTTCATGGAGTACGAATGCGAGCACTATTTCATACCAGACTTCAAGGGCGCCGACTTCCTTATCCGGGTAAAAGGCGACTCTATGCAACCTACATACTACTCTGGCGACCTCGTGGCTTGCCAGAAGATACCGATGAACGACGTCTTCTTCCAATGGAACAAGACCTACGTCCTCGACACCAATCAGGGAGCCATCATCAAGCGAGTACTGCCGGGCAAGGATGATGATCATATCTGCATCGTCTCCGATAACACCAAGTACCCACCGTTCGAACTGGAGAAATCATACCTCCACGCCATCGCCCTCGTCAGAGGCATCATCCGTCTGGAGTAACCTCGTTCTATACCCACCTTTAGGACCCGTATCATTTTCCCAGCTCCGGGAAGATGGTACACACCCTCAAAAGTGTCCCTCTGGTATTCTCCCTCTCCCTCAAAAGCACCCCTCAGGTGTTCCCCTCCCCTCAAAAAGCGCCCCTCAGGTGTTCCCCCTCCCCCTGGAAGGCGCGAAAATAGGTCAAAAAGCCCCTATATACTATATATAATAAGGTGTAAATACCAAAAGACGAGGTCTGAAAAGGGTATGTTTCCTACTGATAAAGTGGGAAAAGTGGTAGTTTTCCTACCTCAGCTATCGGTATGCCGTTTTACCCACTTTTGTCCCTCCACTTTTCTGAAAATGTCCCTCCAGTTTGTCCCTCCACCTGTCCCTCCACTACCCAAAATCGACCATTTCGGGCACAAAAAAAGGGAGCCGTAAAGCTCCCCGAACAACCCAAAATAATCCCAAAAATACCCCCAAAATCATCCTCGGCTTATAACACCATTCGAACACCGTCCGAACACCCCGAAAATTGCGTTCTAAGCCCTCATTCTTCCCTGACTGATACATCATCCATAACCATCTCAAACAGGCGCACACCCCTTTGTTTTAGCGCATTTCGTAATATCTATGCCCCTATCTCGCGATCATCATCCGCTCCTCTCTCTGATCTCGCCGTCATCGCGCTGCCTCCTGAGTACAAACCCTATGTAAACCCTATGTAAACCCTATGTAAACCCTATGTAAACTTTCGCCCTATCTTTTCCATCTCCAGTCACTCTAAAATTAAAGCAAAATTAAAGCTATGTAAACGTTTCGTTTTGCATCCTCTTTTCCTCTTCATCTCTGTAACTCTCTATCATTCATCATCTTATCTTACTTTTCATCTCTTTCATTTATATACGCTTCGTTTTGTGCCCTTTATCTGTCTTTAGAACAATGAAAGTTGCTTCGTGTCTTCGATGCAGTATCCTTGCAATGCCATTGGCTTGTTGTCAAAGAAACAATATGCTCCCAATGCTG